CAGCAGATGAGCTTTATGCAGCTGGATCTCAAAACGTAGGTTGGTCAGGTACAACAAAGTATGTTAGTGATACTCTAGAAACTGGAGATTATTACCAGACTCTTAATAACCTTACAAGTCGTACCCCTGCTGATAACCACATTATCGCAGCACTTGGATATTCTGATTTCCCATCATTTATTGCGGATTACGCAGGAGATGATGATCCAGGAATTGAACAGGTAGTGCCAGACCTACTACGCAAGACTACTGCTCAAGCTGAGTACATTCTTGAGGGTTTGAACTTCAACCTACGCAATAACTACCACAACCCAACCATTTCATACTTAGAGTCAACAGGAACAACTGTTCGTGTCTCTGCGTATGATGTTGACGCATATGGCAATAGCGCCCTAGTTGGTATCCGTATTGGAGATCAAGTATACGTAGACAATAACGTTCAAAGTTTTGCACTAGTAACTGTTACCGCTATTAATGATGACAACGAATTTAGCTGGATTGAATTTAAGACAGATACTGATCTTGGACTTGATAGTGCAGCTACTGGAACAATTTGGGCAGGACCAGACCTAGTAAACGTAATCACAGTACAACGTTTCTGGAATGAACCAGGTGACATTCGTGATGAAAACACCAATATCTACACACGTTGCCTAGGTGACTAAGCTTTACAACTAAATAGCGCAGAGGCCGGGATATTCTCCCGGCCTTTGGCATTTATACCCTCTATATAAGTGAGATGATACTCCCATGTTCGGTGATACTCAAGATTTTGATACCCCCAAGGATAAACGCTATCGTCATGTGGGGCGGGGAAAGCACCGCATAAGCGGAGTGCCTTGGTGGGAAACAAGAAATGGTGTAAGATTTGGTAATGCCTATGGATACTACGGTACCGGCGGCCCAATAGTAGATGATGAAAACCAAGAACCAGGCCACGAGGCCGGCGAGGAGACAAATGCACCCGTCACAGCAGGTGGTGAAGGTGGAGAATCAAACTCAGTTGGAGTCAGCCTTGGAGCCTCAACTCCGGGTGCAATGTGATTCCTGTACGGCTAGAGCGCTAGTTCTAGTAGAGTTTCCCCATGGGGAATTGGCTTTTTGCAACCATCATTACAATAGTAACGCTGTAGCGCTTACAGAACAAGGCGGAGTTGCTAAACTTTTGGGTATGTCTAAGGAAGAGGTAGGAGCACTATGAATTTAGGCGGCGGCGGACAGATCATGCCTCAACCAGGTGGCGGTAACACCGGTGGAATGGTAGGCAGATTAGCTAACCTTCTAATGCGTAATAACAACCTCTCTACTTTGCAAAATATGCGTAAAGATGTAATCACTCACACTGGTAAAGTAAAAGTTGATACTGAAAGAGAACTTGGTCAAATTAGAATAGATCAAGGCATTGAAGGACTAAAGAAACGTCAAGCCGCAATTTATGAAGAGCATGTTCCTGGTACGCCAGAGTACGAAAACACTACTCCTCACCCCATAACAGGAAAACGTTATAAGGATCCAATGATTGCTAATCAAGCAATGAAAGTTGGAGTTAACCCAGATGCTAAAGGACAATTAATTGTAGGACCTGGACTTGGACAAATTACTCAAACTGAGTTAATTAATCAAAGAACTCCTACAGGAACATTTCCTCGCCCAACTGCTGCCCCTAAACAACGTACAGGATATTCAGGAAACATGGCTGATACTAAGGATGCACTTGATAAAGGACTTATTCTTCCTGAACAAGCAGCTATCTTAAGTAGGGGATATAACGCTAAAAACCCTAATCTTAAAGAATCATCATGGAAAAATATTAGTAGGGTAAATAGCAATGTAAACAAGCTACCACTAGGGGAGAGTAACTAATTATGGGTCAATTTGACAAACAAAAAGAAGAAATGAAGGCTGCTTTACTAACTGATCCAGATCTTGCTTTTACAACACAAATTTCTGACAAACCTGAAATTCCTGCTACTCCTTTTAAGGCTGCAAGAATTCCTGCAGTTCCAAATACAGCACCAGGTATGGTAATTGAAGATGATGCTGCTGAAACATATGGCGTAAAACAAAAACCTGAGACACTTGCAGGTGGCCGTAAACCAATTGCACTGTCAAGATTAGCAAAAAGCAAAGCTGATAGAATTCGTACTACAGGTGGCAATAATAGTAGAATTACAAGTAACCTTGATAAAGCACGTAAAAATTTATCTACTACTACAATGCGACTAACTTCTACGGGTGAAGCTTATGAAGAACCAGAAACTAAAATTGGTCGTCCTGCACCTGTAATTGCGGGCACACACCCAGCACCAGTACGTCGCCCAAAAGGTAAGGCAGGGGCACCGCTAAAAGGCCCCCTTATTTCTGCTGACGCTGATCAAAGAAAGTCAGGAGAAGTTAGGCGTCAAGGCCGAATTCGTTTAGAGGCTAAAAGACAAGAAAGAGCATCTACTGCTCAAGACATGTTATCCGGTGAGGCAGCATTTAACGCTAACGAAGAATCTAGCGGTTCTACATTGCGCTCAAAAAATGGTGTTACGTACGATTTAGCAGATAGAGAAGCTGAAGCAACTAGAGCAGCAGCAACCGCAAAACCAACGGGTGAATCATTCTTTAAACCAAAATTAGATAAACAAAAGCGCCCTGTAATTAAAAAAGGTCCAGATAAAAATGTAGAATACACATTTAAGGGTAAGACTTACACTAAAACTGTTTCTACTTCAGTACTTGCAGGAAAAAATGTTCCTATTAAAGAGGAAACAGAACCATCTACCTTTGACGCAGATTTAGAAAAAGCTACCTCAGAAAACAATGTAATACCTAAAGCCCCAGTTATTCCAAAACCTAAACCTGAGGAAGAAAGTGATAACAGACCTTCTTCTGTTGTTTCTACAGCAGATGAATTAAGAAGTCAAAGTACAAAAAAAGACAAAGAACCAGGTCTTTCTAGTGGTACAGATTCTAAAGATATAGACAATCCAGAAGGCGATGCGTATCAACCACCAGCTGATCAAGCAGAATCAATAGAACTTGATCCCGATTCAGAAGAAGGGCAAGCAGCGGCTGAAGAAGCTAAGTATAAAGTTAAAGATACTCCAAGAGATCGTGCTGAAAATGAACGTGAGCAAACTACACGTAAAGCTGCTTTAGAATATGAAAAAGCACAAAAGAAACTTAATAAGACACGTGGCCCACGTAAAGAAAAGCGTTTAGATGCTGAAGGAAATGTAATTCCTGATGAAGTAGATCGCGGCCCTAACTTTAAAACACAATACGAAGATCCTCTTGATGAGCAGGGTAATGTAAAACCTGCGTACAACGATCCAAATTATCCTAATAGTACTACTATGCGTGAAGTTCCCGTACCAAAAAATCTTTTAAAAGAAAGTGTAGAGGAGCCTATACCAAGCATTGGTTCTCAACCAGATGACAGAGGTACCGGCGGTGCAGAGCGTGCGCGTCGTGCGCAAGCTGGTACTGATATTCTAGAACACGGTGTTGGTTCACAAATGAAAGGCCCTAAAACAAAAATTGTAGAGGGACGTATAGATAGAGTTCCTAAAGCTGTTATAGATAACGGTAGAACAGTCCCAACTAAATCTGGAAAAGTTATTCCTATGCGTGCATTTGAAGACACTTCTGCTCCTGGAGAAGAAGCTATTACTTATAATGAAGTAGTACAAAATGAGTCTAGTGGTAAACCTTTATCTGATGATGAGCGTTTTGCCGCTGCACAAAAGCAAACTTCTACAACTAAAACAGGAGTTTATACATCTGCAAATAGAGCCAAAGCTGCTAGTGCTGGACGTGATGAATTTCAACAAGTTTCAGATGCAGCTCGTTTATCAAAGTTTAAGACAAAACTTGGTGATGATTACGAAGACACTCGTTATGATCAAAAAGTTAAAGATACTGCTATGGCAATTGCTATGCGAGAAGGTACTATTAAAAACGCTGGGGATTTAGATAATCCTGAAATTATGTCTGGAACAGGCATGCGCCAGCATACTGCTAAAGCTTTTGTGCTTCATAAAACTGGTGGTGCATCCGATGCATCCGAAGAAAAACTAGATGTAGTTGCAGGCGGTCCACGTGGGTCGCACGTAAACAACACAGCAATTCAAGGAATGCACGATACCCTTAAAGCCGAAGAAAAATTTCATGCTAGCAAAACCCCAGGAACTGGTGTTACTTACAGTATGGATGACTCTGGTGATAATAAACTTGATGCAGATAAAGTACACTTTCGTGCAAAAAATGGCGCACTTGTTCCTTTATCAGAAATTAATCACCCTGACCACCCACTACCTGGTGGTAAAGGTTACGTAGAAGGAAGCCATGTATTTAAAGGTGGAAGACCAAATCCTAAAGCTCCTGGAAAATTTGTAGCTTTTGAAGGACATCAAGGTTGGCATCCAACTCCTGGAATAACTCATCCAGAAACAGGAAAACAAATTACTTTGCTTGAAAAACATAGTATTCCAACAGGTTCTAAACATGAGGGAGAAATTATCCGTGATGCAGTATCTGCTGGAGAAAGTTTATCTGCTACTAGAAAGAAACTTCTTTCTGGTCAAGATACTGATCTAGGATTTGAAAAAGCAGAACGGGCACCTGTTAAAGGTGCAAGCCGCAAGAAGCATGAAGAAATTACTAATACACTTAATTCTGATCTAGAAAACAGTGGTGTTCCTGTAACTTCTTCAACAATGCCTGCATCTGGCCCAGTTAATGGACCTTGGCCAAAACCTGAAGAAACCCCCACATTTATACCTAGAACTCAAGAAAGCATGACTGCTGGAGTAACTGTTGAGCAGGGTGCCGCTGCAGGACTAGCACGTGGTGGACAAATTATGTCTCAAGGCAATCGTCTTCCAACAACAGGACCTCGTTCAGAAACTGCGCTTAAAGCAGAAGCGGGTAAACTTGGTGTCAAAGGTTCTCGTAAAATTGCAAGAGCTGCTGCTGAAAAAGTACAATCAATTACACCTAAGATGTTTACACCTGGTGAGTCTGTTTATCATCCAAAACATGGCGTAGGAACAGTTGTTTCCCACGGACTTGTTATGGGCGGTACTGGACAAACTACAGCAACTGTTAAATTTGGTGAGAAAGAAAAGACCTTTACTGGAGATAATCTTCATACCCACGTTACAGATAAACAAGGTAAGACAACTAAGAACCAAGAACTGTCACGATTTACACCTACTACACTACCAACCGCTGTTACACACAAACAGCACGGAACAGGTACTGTAGTGGGATACAGTTCAAATCATGATGGAAGCGGTAAAACTCATATTAAGTTTGATTCCGGTTCTACAAAGGCTATAGCAGACACTAATAAGTTAGAGTACTAATGTCTAGGAAAGACATTTTCTTTGACCAACCTAAGCCTAAACAAGAGGGATATACTTTGCATAGGCGTGCACGCGAGGCAAAAGAATACTTAACCAATGAGTCTTATGAAGGCCCAGGGGATAATGCTATTACTAATCAAAAGTTTGGTCGGTCATCAGGGAGCAATAACTGATGCCTAAAGAGCCAAACTATACTAACTATAAATTTAATGGACCAATAAACGGTTTAGGATCTCATTCCTGGAGTTGTTTGGGGTGCAATTGGACTCATAGCGAACTTGGTGGACGTAAAGAGCAAAATCGCGGACAACGCAAAGCTGATAGCCATAAGTGCTATAATTCAGCTAACGACGCACAAGCGGGAAGGAAAGATATTTATGGATAACAACTTTGAATTTTCAATGGGTGCTGCTCACCAAACTCCAACTCCTGAAGATATTCCTACTACTCGCACCGTTCATTCCTCAAAAGCACCCCACGGTTCTGGAATGTCTAGTTATATGTTTGGCTACGTAAACGATGTACGCCCATGTCCAGTATGTTTAGGAGATGTTCATGGCAACTAAGACAAAAGCAAAGTCTCCTGCTTGGACTCGTAAAGAGGGACAAAATCCTAATGGTGGTTTAAATGCTGCGGGTCGTGCTTCTGCTAAAAAAGAAGGACATAACCTTAAGCCTCCTGTAAAAAAGGAAGAAGCTGCCAAATCTAAAAAATCTGCTGCTCGTCGTAAATCGTATTGCGCTCGTTCTGCAGGACAAGCTAAACAATTTCCTAAGGCGGCTAAAGATCCAAATAGCCGCTTAAACAAAGCTAGAAGGGCTTGGGACTGCTAATGGGACGCAATAATAATGACTTTCATACCTCGCGTGCAAGTGAAATAGACTATAGTGCAACAAGTGCAAGGAAAGCCTGGAATTTGCATCTTGAAGCAAAAAACAGAAGAAATAAACTAGGGCCAATTACAGCCTCTGCCACAGGTGAAATTACTATGCCTAAAAAACTTGGGACTTCTAATGGCAACTAAGAAAAAAGAAGTAGCAGGCGGCAAAGAGTACAAAGGTTCTGCTGCTAATGGTGGTCGTAAGATCATCGTAGAGCACTATAAAGATTCTAAAGGTAAGTGGCACACGACCTCTAAGAACGCTGCCAAAGCTAAATATGAAAAGAAGCACGGCAAGTTACCTAAAGGCACAGACGTGGACCATAAAGACAATAACCACGACAATGATAGTGCCAGCAACCTGCGTCCTCTAAAGCATGGTAAGAACACAGCTAAAGAGAACAAACGCAGGGCTGGTAAAAAGTCCTAGACTTTAGATGGGGATAGGGCAATCCACTTTACAATTAAGTGGCGATCACGCTCACCTGGATCAGCATGCCAAGGGCTCCAGTTCTTGCCCCCTGAAGACATCTTGTAGGCGATTTGAGCGTTAATAACCGGATCGGTAAGGTCAGAGGCTGACCGAAGGTTATACTCCTTTATACGGCCCTTCAGAGCCCCGTAGAGGTTAACCTGGAACATACCATAGGAGTTGTCTCCTGTATGAGGGTTGTAGTTGTGTGCCAACGGATTTCCGTGGGTCTCTTTCATAGCTACCGCCCAAGCTACCTTTAAGTCATGCCCCTTAAACCCAATCAGCTTTAACAGGTCGTAGACCTGAGCTGGGGTCAGTTTTTTGGCATTCATGTATTTAGATATTGGGGTTATACAAGGCTTTATTACCTTGGCTTTAACAGCATTAGCGCTGTTGGTAAATAGTCCGGATACTATAAGGACTACTGAAAGTATTACTGCTAGATATTTTTTCTGCTTTGCATCAATATTCACACTATCTCCTAGGCTAGAGAGCCAACCCGAATCTTTACCCAACTGTCACTTGGATAAAAATAGCCCCGCGTCGGTCTGCCGGGCTAGTTGCAACTCTTTTGTTACGTAGTTAGTGTTGGAAGGTTTCCCTGCCATGTACTACTATAGCAGTAAATACACCCCCATAGCAAGTCGGAATACCGTATACTATGGTGTAAGATACTGTATGTGAAATAAATCACCTCCCGAAAGGACCTAAATATGGCTAAATGCGCTAATTGTGCAAATGAGGCATACTACTCTGTAGAAAATCCAGGTGCACAGCATCAAGCATTCTGCAAAGAACATTTGCCTAAGATTCTAAACCCATTGCGACTTCCACCTTATGTTAAGGAAATTGGTCTTGACACACCTGCACCCGCTGTAACACCTGCTGCTACCAAAACAAAGAAGAAGGAAGCTGTAGAAAAAATTAAAGAACCCGCACCTGTTATTGAAGAGACAACACCAGCTCCTGTAGAAGTTGAGGCAGTGGCCGAAGTTGCTAAGGAAACCCCTGAAGTAACAGAGTGACAAGGATAATCCAGCGGATAGAAACTAAACAGGGGCATCCGGTTCCAAAATCAGCTGGACCAGCTAAGGGACCGTTTCCTCCGGAACTTTATGTACAACCTGAAGTTATTACTGAATATCCTCCAGAAATAGAAGAAGTACCGGTTGGTGGCACTGCACAAAATAACTTTAGACCACCAAAGGTATTTAAATGTAGGGACTGCGATGAACTGGTGCTTGAGCACGACATCTCAAATCATATTTGTTAGGAATCATATGGCGAATCCACGTAGTGTTGGTAAATTTTATTGGCACCCACTAAAGTATCCTGTAAAACCACCAGTGCTTATAGAACGTGCAGAAACTCAAGAAATTGACGGAGACTACCGTTTTGGCTCTGGAGTTTCATTGCGAGTACCGTTCACCCGGTTTTCACTTATTGTGGGAAAATGGGTTCGTAAGTATGACGAAAGATCTGCTTTAACCCATGCGGTTAAAGGACGGGCAATGTCTCAGGACGAAGTAGACTGGGATCGTATTAGATATGGGGCAGAACATGATATTTAAAAAGACACACGATAAGCAAGTCTCTAAGATGACTAAAAGAGCTGCTATGTTGCCAGTCTCTGAATTAGTTCCTTGGAGTGATTCAGTTATCTATACCATTGGTAGAAACCTATCCAGTTGGCAGAAAACTGAGGCAGTGGCTTATTTGGAAGAGGCTAGAGTAAATGCAGAGGCTTTACACGCCATCATAGAAAGCTTATACGCAAGAGTATCAAAATGAGCGAAGATCTGTTCGAAAAGACCGAACTAGAAGAGCTTGAAGATGATTTGCCGCTTCTTGAAGAAGAAGAGGATGAGCTTGATGAGCTGTCTAAAGAGTTTGTAAAACAACTAGTAAACAAGGTTATGGAATTCATGGTCTTGTTAGTTGGCCACGAACTACATGATTACCAGGCACCCCTAGCTCGTCGTATTATTGAGTCAGTTATTATTAATGATGGCGAAGAAGTTACGGCCCTAGCTTCACGTCAGTCAGGTAAATCTGAGACTATTGCTAACACAGTAGCAACGTTGATGGTTCTTCTCCCTATTCTTGCAAAACGATACCCTGACTTGCTTGGAAGGTTTAAAGACGGTATTTGGGTAGGGCTATTTGCTCCTACCGAAGGTCAGGCAGAAACTTTGTTTGGGCGGACAGTTAACCGTCTGACTTCTGAGATAGCCCAAGAAATTTTGGGTGACCCTGAGATTGACGATACTGCGGCTCGTGTTGGTGGTGTAACTAAGTCTATTAAGTTGAAGAAACTTGGCTCTACCATGACTATGATGACCGCTAACCCTAGAGCCAAAATTGAGTCTAAATCGTTCCACCTTATCGTTATTGACGAGTGTCAGGAAGCCGATGACTATGTTGTAGATAAATCTATCTCTCCGATGATGGCGTATTACGCAGGTACCATGGTTAAAACTGGCACCC